TATCCACAGAAATCATCACCTAACCAGAGATGTATTAAAAACTCACTTTAATACGGCGATGGAATACCAAAAGGTTCTAAGAAAGTCTTTGCCAATCCACGCATGCTTTCTAATCGTTATTCTAAAGTTCCCGGAGTTACTGGACCTCCTTTCAGTACTTCTTTAAAATATTGTGTTTTTGCTATGTCTACTGAGTGTGGTCAACTTGACTCGTCTCCGTCTTTCCCAAAGATCGAAGGATGAGCAGGTATAGATATACCAACAAAAGTAATAGCTGGCTCCATAGTGTAGATTGTAATATAACCATGAGCTAATTTATGAGAATTCTCTGAAAATATATTAATAGTTTCAGTATCTATCACTAAGTTATCGACGTCAATGTCTTTGAACTGTCTTAAGTCACCAGGAGAATCAGTTTCAGGATCAGAAAGGTTATAGGCAAGAGTAAGAAACACTCCTTCCTCTATCCCAACTGATTTTAGAAAAGCCTTTAACTGGGGGCCCGAGCGTAGTCACTCTTCCTCCTCTCCAGTTTTATCTGTCTCCCATTTTAAATTCATTTCAGTCTCCAAGGATCGTCTGTCATAAACTCCGTCTCCACGGTTTATTTGATCTCTCATCCTAGCAACAGCATTCTGAAAACTAAGCAAGACATCACCCGGTAAGAAACCTTTTACCTCGGCTTCTTTTGATTCTTCTTGGTTAGTGGAATTGTTTCCACCAACTTTCGAACCAGTCTTATCCGAGACAGAGTTCTTTCCTTTATTATCCGGTTCTTTATATGATAATGCGGATAACATTTGACTAATTTTCCTTGGCCAATCTCCAGCGTCGATGCACACGTAGACTTCATAATCCGGAAACCTTTTATTATGGTCGAAGGGTTTAGTACGAGCCAACTTGGCCCAAGATTCACGTAATGCACTTCTTGCGGCAGCGATACCAATATCAGTAGCATCACAAGAAGCGAGGAATTGTTGGTAAACGTTCGCGTGTATCCATGTTGAAGCAGCAAACATGGACGCTCTAGTGTTCCAGGTGTTGTGGTAATTTTTAACCATTATGTATAATAGATATGCGTTAAGATAAGTGAAGATAATAAATTGAAGTTGGTGTGCGCGTTGTGTTGTTCGTTAGAACAGTAGGTTATTCCTATCAATAGATAGTCTCGAATTCGCGTAAGGTCTTTCCTTCACAGCAATGATCTCCATTAAAGTCCTTGTAAAGCGAAGCCTTACCTTTATAGGACATTTCGAAAATTTGCATTATGATTTCCAGAGGAACCTTTGGTTTTTCAGAGAAGGCTACAGCGAAACACGTAATTCTCTCTATAGCGTAATTAATGAACGTGTTCCTGAGGGTTACGAACGAGAAATCTCTCCCCGGATTCGCGAAGAGATATTTGGTGATATAAGATGTTATTGCGTGCAATTCGTTCTCATCCAAAGTTTCCGAGTGAAGGTGTTTTAAAATATCGAAAGATCCATGTTTCCTGAATTTAGTTTTCGAACTAAATACTCTGTTGTCTTCATAAGATATGCTCCCAGAGTATAAATATTTTGTGACTTTGAAATTGTAACCACCAACAATTTCTTCGATCCTGAAGTGATAATTATCATCCATCACAAGGTCGACGTATTCAGATATCAAGACTGAAGAAACGTGTCTGATATCAGAGATAAGCATCGCTGGATCAACGACCTGATGTAATGATATGGTGGATTTTTCGGCAAATTTTGAATAATTCATGAAACAATAGACGTCTCTGTGATATTTGACATCGTTACTACCTATTTTAACATAACTGGTGGAATAAACACACGTAACACGAACTTCGGCATAGGTTTCGATTTTCGAGAAGAAAACCCTTTCATACATGTATTTCATAAAGAACAATTTTACAGTTTCTAAAAATAACAAGAAACTGTCGACGGTTTTAATAGAATCATTGATTTTCATAATCTCTCTGCTGATCTTCATGATTGGTAGTTATTATATTTAACCCAATTATCAACAGTGAGTTTGTTGTCGTCTACCAGTGATTCTATGTTCCAACTGAACTAAATCAAAAGTCGAATAAAATTGTTCCTCGTTAATGTGCGAAAAACTGTCTATGCACGACATCATAGCCAGTATTTGCATCGGATGACACTTGGACAGAGCTGCGTTAACTCCAAGGAGTTCGTTCAAAGGGATTTTGTTGAGAGTTCTCATAAAATCCCTAAGCGAAATTTGATACTCCGTGAAGTGTTTATAATCACGGAAACAATGTCCAGCGATTTTCTTTAATTTTCTTAATATCGCGGGTACCATTGCGGTTTGACCCATAACTTTCCCGCAGAATTCTATTGTATTACCAATAGAAACCTTAAGTTTAAAGTTCGTATATGTTTGGATTTTATCCAATCTTGCTTTGTCCAACGTCAAACAAGATTGGTGCTTAGTGGTGTCATCCCCCTGTTTAACCAGGACAAACCTACCGCGACCTCTTAACACATAGTTCGTAAAAGCCCCGGACAGGATCGAATTAAAGGTTAAAGTCCCCGGTTCTCCAGAGGTCTTTTCGGTTTTACACCTAGCGGAAAAATTTTTACTTATGATCTTATAGTTCTTCCTAAACTTATAGTATAGGTCAATGAAAGCCTTATTAAAACCCATACGATGCATAAATCTTTTTTCGATTTGTTGTGTAAAATCGTTTTGCATAGAATCAAACTCGGCCCCGTCGGTCACACCAGCGACTGACGACTTAGGTTGAAGTTTGAGTTGTTTATTCAGCTTATCGTTCAACTCTTCCTCCGTAATCATATTGTTATAAATAACGTTATCCTTAAAGGAAGAGGACATCATAGAGTTTAGTAACCTGATGGCAGAACCAAACATTAAGTTAGCCTCAGGAGACCAGGCAGATATTCCCTGCCCTACTTTCATAATGTCGACGGCAGTCTTCGTCGGTTTAAATATATCTTTAAGGTGAAACCTCACGTCCATAAGAGACGTTTCACCTTCGCTTAGCATACGTTTTTCATAATTTCTGCTTATAGCAGCGTTAATGTATATATTGGTCCTATTAAAGTTTTCATAGTGATCGAAGTTTTGTCTTAATTTATTCTTATCGACAACCTCCTCGAAATATTGGTCAGCAATATCATTGGCCAAGGCGACTCCTACGGTGTCCAACTTATAGTTTCTCTTTCTCCTAAGGTAACGGTAAGCGGCGCATTGTAAGGTCTGGAACTGATCGTTCCCGAGGTACAATAACCCTTCACCGGCCGACATCCTATATTTGGTTGTATAATCATCGACCAAATTACCCCTAGCATTCGTCGGAGAAAAGATGTCCACCGACATTTTTCCGTTGGACGGTACGTTCCTTATTAACGAGGCCGTTGTATCGTTTAATCTAGTTTTTAGGAACTTTGCTCCAAACGTCCCTAAGAAATTGTCGGCCATCGTATACGAGTCGTAACCCCCGAGCATGGCACGGTAGTCAACTTCGATCTCCGGTAATTTGACCGTTTCCACCGAATAATTATGTGGAATATAGGTCGCAAATCTATCCAGGACGACTTTCGCCTCCTGCCCGAGCGTATCGTACCGCATATTAGGTTGAGTTACCTCGAACATAGACTGTTGAGGAGTAATCGAACCTCCAAGCAGCTTAACCTTAACATAAAATTTTTTATGGATTGCCGGGATATAATTGTGATTATAATATATTTTCTTAAAGGTAGGTTCTTCATAGCATATTTCCTCCGGTCTGAAGGTCTTCTTCCCATATGTGATATTGAGTTGTTCGACCAACTCGTCGAGGATATCAGAGAATTTTGTTAGATCCCCAACCATTAAACGAAAATGGTCTTTGCCTACAACAAAGGTGACAGCGCGTTCGTAAACACGGCCAGCCATCAACCTTTGGTTTTTCTCTTTTTCTTCGTTTAATTTATTGTTTAGCATAATGTTCAGTTTTCTCGTGGCGACATGAGCATCTCTATTTGCCTCGAGTTTCGCTAAACCATCCTCGATTGTTCTTAGGACATCGGCGGTTAGTAATACATCCCCGACCTTATTCAAAGGTTCTAATTGGATGTATTGGTCGTTTTCGACGAAGTCTGGTTCGGGTTTGTAATCGTGGATCTCCGAGTAATCGGAGTCTTTAAGAACTTTCCCCGGCCCAGAGTCGATATGTTCTATTAAGACGCTTGATTCATCCGATGATGAATCAAAGAATTTGTCGGCCAAATCAGGCCTAGAATTGTCATCCGCCAGACCGGTTTTTACCGAAGGTCTACTCCAGTTCTTATAGTTTTCGAGAAAGAGGTCATTCGGTCCCCAAAGACCGTCTTTCTTTTCATAAAATATTTTTCTCATAAAATTATCAACCGGGGTACTATCATCGACAAACAAGTGCAACTCCTTCTTTGCACGTGATATCGAGACGCAAAATAAACCCGGATTGTTAACCAACTCCGTGTCGGTTGCAGTAACCATCAATCCGAATTTATCTTTTGAAGCTCCCTGGTTTGATCTTACCGTGTTATTGTCGACCTCATGGGATTCGGCCGTAAACGAAGCGAAGTTCATTATATCGAAGTCCCAGTTCTTTGTCTCAACCTCCTTAATGTCATGTACAATAAAATTGATCCCGATGTCAGAGACCGCGTATGAACCATAAGGATAATGATGGTTAAGAATTGCCATAGCCTGCTGTGACAATCTGAAGTTCATCATCAACGTGTGTTTAGATAGGTTATCTATAGGCACCGTATCGCCTATATAACCACCCTCGGAACCTCTTACCTGCGTTTGATATTGATCACCGACCAAATACAACGTAGAGCAGTCTACCTTGTCGAGAATCGGAATTAATATCTCGAGAGGGAACGAGGAGAACTCTTCCACGAAGACCTTATCATAATTTGTACAATCCATAGCCTTATGCATAGTTTTGAAGTTGAAGTCCATTTCGGTTTTTTGAAATTCGTCAAAAACCCTGACGTAATCGGATTGAAGTTTTCTAAAAGGCGCAAGGATTAAATCCCTGTCTTGGTCAGCGAAAGCCCTTAGCATCACACTTTTTCCGACACCAGGAGAACCCATGATCGACTCCAATCTTACAGTCCTCTTAATGTCCTTAATTTTTAAAGCCTCGGCGTAATTATTGATGGATTTGGTCAACGCCGATTCGGGTTTTCCTTCTATAGATGACTTTAATTTATTCCGTAAAGCGGCCACCTGATTCCTGGTCATTTCGAAAGTGAAATAACTGTCCTTTCGATGTTCGCATTTAAGGACTTGTTTTCCAAGACGACCCTCCATCATAGTGCATGTAGGGCAGTCAGATACATACCTTTCATTATCGACAGTAGGTTGTATTGAAAGACCTATGGAATCCTTCGGACTATCGGCATTGGATGTGTGTAATTCATACATAGCCCTAAAATAACCCTTCGGGTAAGACTTTTGGATTTTGTAATTATTTGGGAAAAGGACAAGTTTCCCATCAAGATCCGAATTAGAGAGCCACTTATACAATAGGTATAGAGGAATAGCGACCCCACCGGTCATAACGGCACCGATAGTATAACCGAGTATCTTCAATATACTTTTCGCCCGAGTTTGATGGGTAGTCAACCCATGTGTTTTCTTGAGGACTTTTTCCTCCTTGGTTTTTGCGATATTTGTTTCCCCCAAAACGGCTATACACAACTTATAAACATCTCGATCGGATATTGACCATTCTGATACCAACGTTTGATCGGCCAAGTTAACACCTTTCCTAACTTTTCTTACTAACGTCGCAAACGTAGAGGTGTTAAAATCCTTTTCTTTAATTGTCATAGCGTACTCCTGGACAAAGAAGTATTCCTCCCAGACGACAGAAAAGTATTTGAAATTGTGAGGTTCGAGTACACCATCCTCGTTCATGGATCCAAAAACGTCCAGAACGCGGACGTACTGATACTCTTCCGGTAATTCTAACATCCTAACAACAGGCATGACAGAATTACTTTTTGTTATCGAAAATGATGCCATCGGTCCTATCCTTGTTTCGAACTGTACAGTTAGGGAAAAGTTATAACCCGGTCTAATTATTACCATTTCCGACATTAGTGTTTTCCACGAACTCGTCATATGGCAATAAGAATTGGAACAACCATTTCTATA